TGGGTCTGCATCCGTAGGAACATCATCACGATGTCCCAGTTCTCGTCCCAGACCTCGTAAGTTGCGGCGCTTTTGTCGTCCTGGGTTTGAGGTAAGACGAGACCGAAGACTTTGGCATCCTCTTCGGTCTTGTCCTCCTCGTGGGCAGTAGCGCTCCTTGCCCAGAACTCTGCAGCGCCTTTTAGTTTCCCGACTTAGCGCCGTCGAAGGTTTCGGTGTATGCCTTCAATACGCCGCGAATCCAGTAGGGATCGTCTGCGAACTCAGTAAGTGCTTCGATGGAGAAGGGGAGGGCGGTGTTGTCCTCGTCACTGATACCGTCCCAGCCCAGCACAACGGCCTTCAGCAGCGGCAGGTCGCCCTTCTCGCTAAGTCGGTTGAACTCCTTGCGGCCCAACCGCTTGAAGGTCACGTCGAAGGTGCTGGAGTCGAAGGTGCCGCCGTCGCTCGGCTCCTCGATCGTCACGGGCCACTTGAAGGTCTTGACTTTCTTGCGTACAAAGGCCATAAGTCGTTGGGCTGTAAGTTGTAGCGCTTACAGCCTAAGCGATGAGTTGCGTAGTGGCCAAGCTAGGCGGGTGGTGCGGCGTCGAGCAGTTCAGCGGGTGACTCGGCATCGAGCAACACAGCGGGTGGTGCGGCGTCGAGCAGCTCGGCGGGGGGCTCGGTGCCGGGCACCTTAGCGGGTTCGGTGCGGTCCAGCAGCGTCCACTTGCCGGTGGCGGCGTCGAGGAGATAGCTGCCTCCCTCAGCGGGGAGGGGGTCGGGTACGGGGGTGGATGCGGCTTTGGCCATAGGGGTAGCGGTGTGGGGGCGGTGCGGGTTGAGCAGGGCCGCAGCAAGAGGCGAGGCGGCCCTGCAGCGCGGCTTAGGTGAAGGCGAGGGTCATCTCGTCGTTACCCGTGGTTGTGGGGACGGCGATGTATGGGATGTTGAGCATCTGGATACCGTCTTGGTCGCCGTAGGAGGGGTTGCTCACATCGCATTGTGGTGCGGTGAAGGTGACGCGGTTGCCGGCGGTGGTGCCGTGGAGGAAGGTGAGGTTGCCGGTAGTCTCGGTCTGGGCGATGTTGAAGAAGTCCTTGGTGGCGAGGGAAGGAGCTTCAAGCATCACGGTGCCGGAAGGTTTGCGGTCAGTGATGATCACTTCCTTGGTGCAGCCAACCAGCTCGCGGTAGACGGTGCTGTTGGCTGCGTCGAAGGTTACGGACTGAAGGCAGCCCGCGTAAGTGAAGAACTGGAACGCCGAGGTGTTGCCCTGCTTGAAGACGAGGGGGCTGGCCTGGTTGCTGTAGGTGACGGCTGGGGCGGCGGTGTCAGTGGGGGCGTTGTAAACGCCCGTCATGGTGAAGTCGAGCGTGGGGAGTTCACCAACGGCGGCGTTCATGGTGAACGTGCCACGGCAGCCGGTGGCTTTGTGGAGGATGCCGTCGTTGTTGAAGTAGATGGTGGCGCTGGCGAACGAGGCACTGACGAAGGCGTAGGTGACGCTCGTAGTGGCGACGATGGTTTCACTCATGCCGCACGCCTGCAGGATGCCGCCGAAGCGAGGAGCAGTGCCGGCGGTGCCGGAGCCGGCCAGTTCGACCTGGAAGGTGATGCTGACGCGGCTGTTGGCGAGCAGGCTGGGGCTGTTGCCGAGGTAGGGGCGGATCAGGTCGCGGCTTACCAGATCGGCTTCGATCGGGGTGATGTCGAGGTTGCGGACCAGCAGCGCGTCAGTGCCGGCCGGCGAGCTGTCAGTGCCGTAGGTGGTTTCCTTTTTGACCAGGATCAACCGCTTGCGGGTAAGTGCCATGAGTACCTAGGAGGGCGGCCCTCCCGTCCGGGGTATGCAGCCCTAAGTCTATGGGGGGTAAGTTGCAATGCTTAGCTGTTAGACGGAGACGCTAGGAGGAGGCTACGACTGCGATGTTGTGCTGCGCAGCACATAATTTAAGGCTTATTAAGTTGCCAAGCTACTTACGGATGTGCGATAGAGTACGCGGAAGTTACAGAAGATCACGCCTACGGGTACGTCGGCTTGCTCTAGTGTGAACTCTGTGGGGCCGGGTTGTACGTCGATACATAGACCGCCCAGAGTGAGATCGGCCATTAGCTTTGAATGTAAGGACTCGATCGTGGGATCGGCTGCTTGATCGGGTACGGTGGCTCGGATGATTACGACGACGCGGATGTTAAGGGTGTGGTCGAGAGTGGGTAGGGATGTGTTCTGGGTCGGAATATCGTTGGCCGGCTCGACGATTAAGGCAGGGCTTTCGGCGCGGGCCAGCGGCTCGACGCGGCTCCGGTAGATGCGCGTACCAACCCCAGTAGTTCCTGCGAGTGCAGTCTGAATAGCGGTTAGGATAAGTTCGCGTTTCGTGGACATTAGCTGCGCTACTTAGTTCTTTTGTAAGGATAGCTGCGTGAATACGCCGTCGCTAACGAGAGCAGCGGCCCTTACGGTGTAAGCTGCGCCGTTTACGGTGATGGCTGAGCCGTAGAGCAGGCTGCCAAACTTAGAGGTTTCGCAGGTAAGTGTGTACTCGGTACTAAGCACTTGACCGTCTATGATCACTTCGCTGGGCATGTCTAGGATGCCAAGGCCACTTACGGCGCCCGCTGTAACGGTTACACCGAAGTCGTGCAGGAATAGGGATGTGTCGTCACTGAGCATGGCACTTAGTGAAAAAGCTGCGCAAGCGGTGGCTCACGCAGCTTGGATGATACGCGGATAAGGTCTGTGACTTAGCGCAAGTGCGCTACGGCGCAACTTAGCCGTACTTTTTGACGCCGACCGCGTTCACCGAGAAGGTGAAGGACGGGGAGGTGCCGCCTACGGTGTAAACCACGCGGATGTAGCGCTTGGCTTCGTCCTTGCTGATTGTGATGGCCTGCTGGGAGGCAGTGGTGGTTACCTGTGTGAAGGTGGCGCCGGCGATGTCGGCATAGGTGCCTCCGGAGGTATCGGAGGACTGCACCTTGATGTCCAGGGTCGGCGTGGTGCCGGAGCCGGCGGCCGAGTCGAGGACGAGGAACATGTCGCCGTCCATAGTCTGAACGTCGATACCGGTGCCGTTGCCAGTGGCGGTGCGGGCGGCGGTGGGGTGGAAAGCGGTGAGCTGGAGCTTGTCCAGCGCTTGGCGCAGGATTGCCATGATCAGACCTCAGTAGTGGGGACGGGTTTGCGGCCCCGCTTAGGGGCATCGGTAAGCTGCGGTGCTTCGGCCTCTGTTTCCGCAGCATCGCCAATTAGTGGTGCTTCGGATTCGGGTTCCGAAGCGTCGTCGCTCGGCGGCTTAGCTTTGTTCATGCCAATCAAGAGGTTGGCATCGGCGATGCTGACCTCAACCAGGGAGCCGGCGACTGCTGGCTCCCCCGAGATCATCACGTCACTAAGGATCTCGATCTTCATGTGGATCAGGTGCCGAACACGAAGGCGCCGGGTTGCTTGACGGCGAAGTCAACGTCCTGAAGGGCGATAACGCGCACCGTGCCAGCAGTGGAGCCGGCATAGGGATCGACGGTGAGATCGAGGCCGGACCACATGCCGACGACGAACTGGGAGAAGTCGCCGAAGAGGCAATCGTTGGTGCCCAGTTGGTTAGAGGTGATGACTGGGTAGCCGTTGAGCTGGTTGTCAGCGCCAAGGGCGAAGTTGCCGATGGTGCCGCCTGCCGACTTCTCGGTGGTCTTCAGGGCGCCGCGAGCGTTGGCGTTGATGATGTAGAACATCGAGGCCACGTCGGCGCTGGCCACAGCCACTTTTGTCTCCATCCCGACGTACTCGGAGAAGGTGCCGTAGGTGGTGATGGTCTGGGAGCCGATGCCGGTGGTGTTGGTCAGACCCAGGGGCTGGTTGCTGGAGCCGGTGCCGTAGATGCCGGCGCGGTCCAGTTCGAGGGCGATGGCCTTGGCCAGGTCAGTGCGGATCATCGACTCCACGTCGATGGAGGATTGCAGCAGCAAGCGGCGGCTGTAGTCCACAAAGGCGCCCACGGTCTTGGGCGTCATGTTCACTTGGTCGATCGACGGTTGCGATTCGGTGGGCGAGCTGTTTT